AATAATTTAATATCTGCATTAGTACTAGATCTTATAGTATTAAAATGACCCTCATCACCAGCAAGAGTATTAGCGCCATAAACAGCATTACCATTCATATTAATAGCCCCACTCATATCACCACCAGCTAAATTCAATTTAGTAGCAAGTCCTGTATTAGTGTAAGCATTAGCATCAGTTAATGCTTGAGCAGCAGCACCTGCAGCATCATAGTTAGGAGCTAATGAATCAGCGTAAGCTTCAGCAGCAGCTTGTGCAGCATCTGCTTTTGTAGTAGCGTCAGCAGAAGCAGTAGCTTCAGCGTTAGCTTGTGCAGTTGAAGCAGCATCATCAACATAAGTCTTATTAGTAGCATCACCATCATTTGTTGGTGCTGGTAAGTTGATAATTTTTTGCGTGTTTAGTGCATTAATATCACTAGATAATTTTACATCAGGACCATAATATTGACCTATATGGTCTGTGTTTAAGTAAGGAGAATTTAATGAACCTCCATCTTCCGTAAATAAATTTGTTATATTTGTAATATTATTATTACCCATATCAATACTACCACTCATAGTACCACCTGACTTGCTTAACTTATCGTTAATAAGAGGAACAACATGGTCATCAATTTTACCTTGTAATGTAGCTGGAGTAATAACAACTGCACCACCTTCTGTACCTTCATTAGCTTCTGCTTGTGTAGCTAAACGAGAAATACCATCAACTGAATCAGTAGCAACAACTATGTTACCTTGTAAAATCAACCAATCAGAAAGAGTAGTACCAGCATTATCAACTTTAGCAACAATTGAATCACCAACTTGTACAGACTCTCCTAAGAAAGTACCTGCAGCAGTTACTGCCCAAAAGAAACCTTTTAATGCTGATCCATCAGTAATATCAGGAGTGTTTGTTGTTGGATCATATCCACCTTGGAAGATCAAACCACCTGTTACTGCTGAAATATCAGATAAGTTAGCAACTTCTTTAGTAGCTGTACCATCAAAATATTGTAATCTATGTGCTGCTGAATCATATCCAAAAGCACCTTCTGTAGAACCAATACCCGTGTTAGTTCCAATTTTTGCGTTAGTTAACGCACTACCTTGTAGATTAATGTCTACAAAAAACTTTTTTTCTGCCATTTTGTTTTGTTTTTAGTTTAATTAGGTTATAATATAATATACAATTTAATTTTATTAATTACAATAAACATACCCAGAAACTGGAATATTTAATGTTATGTTTACAGTATTATTATCTATCCAGTCAATCTGAGCAATGATTTCATTCTTATCTTCATCAACTACTTGTACAGAACATTTAGTATTTAGATTATGATTAACAATCCATAGAGTTTCTGGAACAGATTGAGTATGTACATAACTTATATCTGGAAGTGAATTTACAAGATCAAATTCACCAGATACAGGATTGTATTTATTTTTCATACCGTTATTTCTATTTTGCATAACTATGAATATTGAATTTGTGTTACATTTCCATTTACATCATAGGTGAAAGTTTCAATAATAGTTTCTACACCATATTCGGTAGTTCCTGTATGGGTAACACTTGTAATATCATTATCACCATTGTAAGCTAAAACTCTATTATAATTTGATGCTCCTTGAATCCTACCTATTTTAGATATTGAATTCTTTTTAATTATTTCTACAAATGCCTCAACTATTAAGAGAGTTGTTTCTGTAGCAGCCCCACCTGGAGGTGCAATACTGGAAATACCATCTACTATTTGTTGAAGGCCTAGTAAGGTTTTCATTTGATACGGATAATTATTTCCTTGATTTCCGGTATCTTTTAAGTTTCCTATTGACATTATTTCTATTTTTTAATTAAACTGATTTCTGATTTCTATAAGAACATTATTTAATTGCTTTATGAATATAATGTACAAGCAAATCTAATTGCCGTAGCAGTACCTGTTGGTGATGCGGGCATAGTTGTTATGTTTGCTGTATTACTTATTCCAAATATAGCATCAGAAATTCCTACATCATATATTGTTCGCCAGCTAGTTCCATCTGCATAGTAACCTACAACAAGATTTTCACCAACTACTAAGTTTAATGTCTGTCCTACTTCTGCTGTAAGAGATATTTCATTTGGACCAAGGCTGCAGGTTAAAGATCCTTGACCTATTAATGTCATTGACCCACCCAAAGTTCCTCTATAAATTCCAAATCTAACTAAGTCTGTTCCGGAAAAACCCCACATTTTTACTTTAGATATAGTTCCTGTAACAGTACTTATTGTTTGATAATAATACTGAGTAGATGCTGCAGTTGGCGCAGTGTCAGCAGAAGATACATCTTGAGGTGAAAAGGCAACAGGTATTGCCGCCCAGTTAGCATACCCAGTGCTTCCATCTACACATTTTAAATACTTACCTGTTCCTTCTGTTCCATCAATTATTTGAATTCCATAATTTGCTGTTGCTCCAGTTGCAGTAAACTTACCACCTATATTTAAACCAGGTGTACCAAAGCCATCAGCAGTTGCTTGACCTTCAACACCAACATTATTATAACCACCCGAAGAAGAAATACCAAAAACACCTCTTCCACCATTAGTAATTCCATAAACACCGTATGTAATTCTTGTTGCTGAACCAGCTACTAAATTAGAATCTCCGTATAAACCATGATAAGTACCATTTGCTAATGTAAAGTTTATATCACCATAAACACCAACACTCAATCCGGAAACACTTAATCCACGGCTTTTATTACTTTGTATTAGAAATTGTATTGTTGCACTAGGAGTTGTACCAATAGATAGTGTAGTCCCATCATCTTGAATTAAAGAATTACCAAGTGCTGTTCCTGTAGGTGTCCATTTAGTTAAATAATTATTTGTTCCTGAACCAGTAATTGATCCAGATACATCTGCTGTTGTAATATTTGCCCAGTTAGCTTGTCCTGTTGCTGTTACTGATTTGAGAAATTTACCAGAAGCTTCTGAACCATCTACTAACTGTACAGAATAGTTTGCTGCTCCACCATATGCTTCAAATTTACCACCTGTGTTTGTAGCCAATGCAGGAAGTTCAGTTTGAAAAGCTTTACCATACACACCTGTATTACCACCAAAACTATCATTACTAGATTCACCATAAACACCTGTACCTCTTGCTGCATAAGCTGCAATAGCAGTACTAAAATCACTAAATGTACTTGCAACAACAGCATTAGAAGAAGATGTAACATTTATACCATAAAGATTGCTAAGACCTGATTGTATTGAAAGGATTGTATCTGCAACATATGTACCACCTATATTAGCTCTAGTTCCATTATCTTCAAACAAACTATCACCAAGTGTTGATCCACCAGTCCATTTTGAAAGTTTATTGATTGTACCTGAACCATCTACTTTATTATTAAAAGTTGTCCAATTAGCTGAACTTAAAGCACCTCTATTAGTAGCTGATGCTGTTGGTAAGTTAAACGTGTGTGTAGTTCCACTTGATACTATTGCAAAATCTGTACCTGTAGTACCTACTCCTAAATTTTGAACTTGAGCTGTTAAGCCGTTTAATGCAGTTAAACCAGTTGAAAATGTAGTTATTATCTGACAAAGATGGCTATCCTCTGTATGCAATTTTATAGTCCTACCACTATGTGTTACATAGATACGGACAGCTAATCTATCAGTAGCTAATAATGTTGTTTGCGGCACAGCTAATGCACTGATGTATAAATCTATTACTGTTCCACCTGTTATTCCTTCAGGATTTGCTGAATTACTTGCAATTAAAGATAAGGTAGCCCCATCCCATTTATATAATTCAACATAAAATGAAGGTGTACCACCGCTACTTGAAGCACTAAAATAAGTTTCAAAATTCCAATTTCCTCCCGGTATTTCTAATAAACCTGGTACACCAATATCTGTAATAAATGATTGAATATAACCATTGGCATTTATTGTAAAATCTGTTCCAGCACCTAACACTGGTGTTCTATCTACTTGTTTAAATGCAACACCACCAAGTGTACCTTGTGAAACTGAACCGTTTAAATATAATGATAATGATGCCCCACCACCTGTTGATCCTGGAAAATTAGCAAGTGTACCATCTCCTCTAATATATTGACCAACAGTTCCAGCTCCTGTTACACCTATTATACCAGATGAAATAATTGGTGAATTAGTTACTGTAAATGCAGACGGCATTGATAAACCAACACTAGATACACCCATAGGTGCTCCATTAATAGTGACTGTTACATCATTACCTATAGTTGATGCAGTAACACCAGCACCAACAAAATCAATACTAGAGACATCTGTAGTGAGTATTGTTGATTCTTCTGAAATAGCAATTTTTTTCTTTATATTTATTTCTGTACTCATACTATGAATTATAAATTATTATCAACTCTGTTCCTGTACCATTATAAGTAAAGGTACCAGTTGTATAATAATTATTTATTGCATCTGCACTAAAACTAAAACTTTCTCCTGGCTTAATTGTACTACCTAAGAATGTACCATTTGCTGCTCCTACATTAGAAACTGAAAGGCTGTAAGTTTTTACAGCAACAGTACCTGATCCAGTAACTCTAAGAAAACCTGGAGTTCTTGCTACACCAGCTTGATCAGAAGCAAGAACAACAGCCAAACTATTAGACATAGTATCTTGACCAAGAGGATTAACAATAGTTACATTTCCACTTCCACCACCAGCAACAGTATCAATAATACCCTGTAAACCTTGTAATACTTTATATTGGTATGGAAAGTTATTACCTAAATTCCCAGTATCTTTTAAATTTCCAATTGACATGATATAAAAATTTAGACTATGTATTAATATACTTAAAAAAATTAACAAAAACAAAAAACCCCAGAAGTTAATCCAGGGTTTGTATAAGTCAAGTTAAATTTATTCAGCTACTTCTAATTTTAATTCCTCAACAGGAACTAAATTGTGAACTACATTTAATGCTACTAATATTTGATTAGTATCTGCTAATGTATAAACTCCTTTTAATGTAGCTGCGTTTAATGCTTGCTCAATTGTTTTAACTGCTTCAGTTGGTGTCATAGTAAATTTATTTAGTTTATGGTTTAGATTGTAAATATATAAAATTTATTATTTATATTAAACCTTCCAACTCAGTTTTTTGTGCCGGAGTTAATGCAGTTGCAAACCATTCTTTACCTAACATAATAGCAATGTGATCCACATTACGTGTTACAGTTGCTGTTTCTTCTTCAGATAGTTCTGCTTTTGCTTTTAACTCAGTAATTAATGCTACACTATCATAAGCTGCTAATACAGACTTTGCCGCTTGTTCAGCTGTTACTTCTTCTTTAAATTGTTCTACTGACATTTTATTTTTATTTAAATTATTAAAGTCTTACACCTTCTATTGCAAATGTTGTTTGATTGTAATATAAATATGTATTTCCTGCTATAGCTCCGTTAGGTACAGTAATTGCTGTTGTTGCTGCGGATCTATTTGCATAAGAAGGTAATGTAACATTAGCAAATACAGTTTGTCCATCCAATGTTCCATTTTTATGAGCTGCTTTACCAAATGCATTTACATTATTTGCGGATGCTCCCATTCCTGCTTCTTCACCAAAGAAATTTGAATTACTTGAATTAGTGGCTTGGTATCCAGCATTGGTACCAAAGAAGTTTGAATGTTGTGTAAACCATGCGCGTGTACCTGCATTTTTACCTAAAAAATTTGAATGAGAAATCTCATCACCTTGTTTTCCTGCTTCAAAACCAAGAAAATTGGAATAAGCTCCACCTGTTGAACTATGACCAGCCAAGTTACCTATCATTACTGCGTGTGCTGCATTAGGTGCCCCACTACCAGCAGATTGACCTGCAAAAAAAGAGTGTATTGCATTTCTTGCATTTGTTCCTGCATTATAACCTAAAAAGGTAGAATAATTTGGAGAACTATTTGGTTGAGATTGCGCTCCAGCTCCATTTCCAATACAAATTAAACCTTCAGTGTTTGTATTTGCTCCAGCATTAGCACCAAATAAAGTATTATGCTGAGAAGTATTAAATGGCCCTGCAGCAGGAGTAACAGAGTATAAACTTGTACCCACACTGTTTATTACAGTTGGTGGTGTTGGAACTAATGTTAAAAAATCAGTTACTGATATAGCACCAGCTAAGTATCCATCATCTCTCTTAGGATCTTTAAGACCCACAGGTACTAATGTATTTGCACTATCAACAGTAGAAACTGTTCTACCATTTCTAGTCCATGATATGAAATTAAGTATGTCCATGATTTATATATATATTTTTTATTAAGCTAATAAAATTTTTCTTGCTACACCATTAATTCTAACATTCCATACTCTAGATGAAGTATTTACTTCAGTTGCTACAGAACCTGCATTATAAGTTGTACTACCTATTACAAATTGATTATTTGCAGTAGCTGTTGCCTCTGCTCCTAAAATAACACTTCCTGAAAAATTTTGAGAATCTGCATAATAACCTACTGCTACATTATAAGCACCTGTTTGACAAAAAGACATTGCAAATTTACCAATACCAATATTATTATTACCAGTAGTTAATCTGTAAAATGAATCATTTCCTATAGCAATATTGTTACTTGCTGCTGAAAAACCAGGTTGTAAGGCACTATAACCAATTGCTATATTTCCAGTTCCTTCATTAAACTGAGCTGCTGAATAACCTATTGCTGTATTACCATTACCTGTACAACGTTCTAAAGCATTATAACCAATAGCCGTATTAAGAGAACTAACTGTACTATTAGTCATTGCACTATAACCAACAGCTATATTACCACTACCAGTAGTATTTCTATCTAATGCTGTACTACCAATAGCTACATTATTAGTACCGGTTGTATTAGATCTTAATGCATTAACACCAAATCCAATATTATCAAAGCCTGTAACATTAGAATTTAAAGCATTATATCCAATTGCAATATTGTCATTACCTGTAGTATTGTTTTCAAGAGAATTGCAACCAATTCCTACATTACTTTCTCCAGTTGTAACACTAGATAAAGCATCTTCACCAAATGCAATATTACAATTTGTATATGTTGGGGTTATTTGAGATTTTAAATCTCCAAAAGTTACACCTAGTATATTACCTTGTAAGCTGCTACCTATTGATAAAGGTAACACAGCATTATCTGGTATTGTCGCTATAATATTTTGAGTAGTTATAGGATACCCAAAATTTAATTGTCCTAAGAAGCTCATAATTAATAAACTATAAATAATTGGCCTGTTGAAGTTCTGTAAAAATCTCCTTTTTTTAAACCACCTGCTAATGCTGCTGTATTATTAGCATAAACATTATTGTTTACTTGATTTAGTAAAAAATTAATATGTCCAAATTTTATTAAAGACATTTGACTTTCTGAAGTTAAAAACTCATCTGGAGATTGAGGTATAAATTGTTGTGGCATAATTTCTAAATTTTAAAGGTTACATAATAATATACAAAAAATTTTGCACAAAAAAAAGCCTTTGGAATAATTACCAAAGGCTCAATATAAACAAATAATATTATTACATAAATAATCCTAACAGAAATGCAATAGCTAACATCAACACTAATATACCATTTGCATTTTTAATAGATTCTTCATCTTCTTGCCAAACATTATACATTCGGTTAAACTTAGGTTTCCTTATCTTATCTTGTACTTGAAACATTACAAATAATAAAAGTAATGTTAATGTGTAGATTGCATATTTCATAAACTATCAATTCTTCTTCGCAAATATACTAAAGCTTTTTCTAAATCTTCTTTTGTTTTTGCAGGATCTTTTTTACCAGCACGAGCAATATACTTAATAACATTACCAAGATAAAAGTCTTTGTCCAGATTCCAAGCTTCCAATACATTAAATACCTCATACGCATTCCCAGCTCCACCATAATGTATAGGTCTCACAGCATGTAACTTATCACATAGTAAGTTTTTTCCTGTTTGATTTGGTTCATATACGGCACCTACTGTAGGAGTGTTTGCTTCTTTCATTCTTTCCTTTAGTATTTGGTTTCTTGTATTAATCTTATATTCTTCGTAGTCCATACTTAGTATTTAAAAGCAATGTCAAACTCTTTTACTAACAACTTCATCTCTTCACCTACTATGATTTTCTCAGCAGATTCTAATCCAAAAGCTTGTACATACACTTTGTCACCCACTTGAACTTTTTCTACTTCATCACCCACGGCAAATACTTCAAGTTCTGTCCATTTTTTAACAGCATCTTTTTCGCGTTCTGCTTCTTGTGCTGGGCTTAATTCAATGATTGCTTTTTCAATAACCGGTACATTGATTAAGATTCTTTTTCCAAATAATTGTTTCATGGTTTTTTTATTTAAACGTGATTACTTTTACTACTGCCATTTGTGCACTTACTAATTCTCCTACAGCATGATCAAATAGTAAACTTTTAATTGGGTTACCCGTACTAGATGTATAACTGTCTTTAAGAATGTTTGCAATCTCAGCATATAATTCTTTTACTTTAGCTACACCAGCATCATTACTTGGGTTGAATTCTATTCCTACTAATTGCTCACCAAATGAAAGCAGCTTAGCTTCATTAACATTAATAATTCCTTCTGGAATACTTACTACTGTTTCACTCATTACTTTTTAGATTTGATTATTACTAAATGATGAAGCCATCCCTTTAAGACTTCAATTTTTGCTTTGTTACTTGTTTTGCTCATCTGCTTTACTATATGTTAATTTAAATATGTCCGGTTTACATGGATAGAATTCATCATTGATTCCTTTAATAATAAAGTCACTTATGCTTGCTCTCATGTTACCTTCAAGCGTAAATATAAATAAAAATTCATTATGTAAAAATTCACAGTGTTCTCCTACAAACTCTTGGATCTCTTCATTGTTAGAACCATTCCATTGTATAGCCTCAATAACTACAGGTTTTTTTATATACCTCATTTCAACTCAACTCTTTTTACATTTACAAAAGACTCTTCATATTCATCTTGAGTATATACAGATATTTCTCCAGAGCTTGATTTCAATATATAATTACCTGGCAACACTTTTTTAGGACCCTGTTTAGCAGCAACAAATAAAGTTAAAACCTTGTTGCTTATTACAAACTCAGCACTATGTGCAAACTTAAATACTTCTTCTCTGTCACCTTCAGTATATCTTAAAGCATCATAATACTCAGGTTTCTTCATACATCTTTGAATCATCACGCATCAAATTTATTGTTCATAAAATTTATTGGTAGCTTTTCTTCAGGTTCTATGTCATCATACTCACGTATGAGTAATTCAAACTTAACCTTTTCTAATAAACCTACTAAAACTGGAATAGCTGCACTATCAACATTTCCAACTTTAACTTCAAAATTATTATTACTAGTTATTACTACTTCAATAATTGTTACAGGTTCTCGCTTCTTCATATACCAACAAATATATAAAAATTATTTACTAAAGAAACCTTTTTTAGGTTGTTCTTTTTTATCAAACCCTAACTTTGCAATAATCTTGTTAGCCTCTTCTTCAGCAAAGGTTACAGCTTCCTCTTCTTTATCCTTGATATTATAGTTATCTAAAAGTATAGCCATGTGCATAGTTTCATGCATAACAGCTGTACATTTTTCTGTAAGAGAGTATCTACTAAACGTACCAAGATTAATAAACAAGAAAGGTTTGTATGGAGCTTTAGCAGTTAGTTTCTTATCCCGCGGATCATAATTATTCCACCCATAGATATATACACCGTTACCAACAGTCTTATCTACTTCTTCTGCCTGAGCATCTTTACGGTTTAACCCGTGCATTTCTTCTACTCCATAATAATCAAAAGGTTCTGTTGCATCTTTACCAACAAGGAGAACATATTTCCCCATATCTATCTTTTTCATGTAAATAATTTTTGATACACAAATTTAAAACAAAAAACCCAGATAGTAATCTCTGGCCAAGAGAACTTTTCTGGGTGTTGCTAACAGTTATACTTTACAGCTTTCCTGCGCAGAGAAGGCCAGAGAGTAAGCGAGCAGATCTTACGGTATGCCCTCCTGGCACTGAGCCTATAGATACTATCTACAGGGGAGGTATGATAAAGAAAAACCCTGGCGAACCAGGGCTTGACATTTTAGGCAAATTTGGAAACAGGCCTATAAGCAAAAACACATACAAATGTAACAACTTTTCCTACACCACATAATTTTTTTAATAAATTTTTTGAGTTGCTTATTTAACCCCCCATGTTACCAAGTAGTAACTTACCCCCTGGTAACTTGATTTGGGTATTGGGAAATGTTGTATGTAGGAGATGGTGGTGACCCCCCTATTCCAAGCCCCCCGGCCTGCGCCACTAGCCTCCCACCCCCCATGCTTTGAGAGAGCTAACCCTTGAATCAAGAAATATAATAAACTTTTTCTTGACAGAAAAAGAACTAACCCTTATCTAGAACTAAATATAAAATTTAGAAATCATGGATAAAAAAGACAGGTTGTATACTTTCAGATGCAAAGTGTGCAAATCACAGCAAGATTGGGGATTCTTATTGATTGTTGTAGGCTTTGAAAATAAAGCCTTTACAATCAACAAGAACTATGCTACAAAGTGTGGTATGGTTCTTAATAGAATATATGATGTTACTGCAACCTTGAAAGAGGTTGGCAAGTATACAAATATTGAGAAAATATTGAGAGTGCATTAGGCACTCTCTTTTTTTCTTCCCTCTCTTTTCTCTAACCCTTAACATATATAAAAATATATACTCTCATCTAAGCAAGATATCATTCACTCAAGTGATATAACTAACTTACTGAACTGATACGTCATCTGTTGGAGAACAGTGCATCTATTAGACAAGAATAGCTATCATATTAGTTAGCAAAATTGTAATTCAATAGAGAAGAATTGAGTTCTATAAATCATAGGTTGAGTTACAAGGGTTGCAACCTTGTGAGAGTACTATACTGCTATTGAGTTAACTGAACAAATGATGTTCTCATAGCAGTATTATTATGTAACAATCAGAGGCATTCTCCTTAAAGGCTTTGGAGATGTAAGTACCGTAAAAGGAGTTAGCCACTCAATAAGAGAGAACTATAAAGGTTCTCTCTTTTTTTTCAACTAACCCTTAACTCAATTAAAATATTAATTAATACTAACTACCATGACAAAAATTATTAAAGCTGCATTAAGCACTAAATATGCTAATGAGCAAATTGCAAATCTATTAACAATAATAGAAGCAACTCCTAATCCTGAAACTGCTGTAGAAATTGCATTAGGATTATACTCATTACCAAATCTTGCTCCAAAAGGTATCTTGGAAAAAGGAAATGAAAAGATTGAAGTGGATTTGTTACGCTATGATATATGGCAAAACACAGTATACTTTCAGCATGAAGTACCTAAAGGAAAGGCTCTCTATGTACTATTAGAAGATGTAGACTATGTGGATTATGATAATTATAGAAACTATGAAGCTGATTACACAGACCGTAGACAGAATCCTGAAAAGTATGAATATGTGACAGTGTATTCTACTAAAGAAACCACTATAGCTACTGACTATGTGTATCTTGATAAGTGGGAAACTATGGCAGCATTATGGGAATCAAAACATAGTCTTGACTAAAAGGAATGAGAGCTAAGGCTCTCTTCTTTTTTTCCCCTTTCCCTCTTTCTTACTAACCCTTAACTTAAATAAAAATAAATTATTAATTATTAAATTTAATTATTATGAAAGCTAAATTAATTGGCAAGAGCAAAAGTGCAAAGAGCAAAACTGGATTATCATTTAGATATGTAATCAGTGGCACTAAAGAAGAAATTGCTGAGTTGGTAAAAACTGAGAATTTCAAAGAGTATCCTCAATATGAAGAAGC